TTCCATCTGGAACGCCTCCTTTTTTTCAATTAACTTGCTGTGCCCTGAAGCAGTGTTTGAGTTCCAGAGCTGACGCTATTAATGTTAATCTGCAGCCCATTAACCAGCGAGATTGGCCCACCAAGATCAATGTAACCTACTACTTCTTTCCCAGCACTCGTCGAGTCATAGAAGATTCCCCAATAAGCCCCTGTGGGATTAGCAGCATTCGCTGCGAGGCTAATTGGACTGGTCGCCGTGTGGTTAATGTTAGCTGTGGAAAGCGCCAACGCAGGGGAGGTAAGTGCAATTCCACCAGCTGAATAGTTCCCTCCCGGCGTCACCTCAGCAGTTGAGTAGTTCTGCGTACCTCCCGCTCCCCAACGAGGATCGCTGTCCGCAACCGCAGGAGTGACCGCATTAGTAATAATGCCCATCTTGATGGCATTAGTCCACAGGCCACCAGAATGGTTGGCATTGTTTAGAATGCCCTTAGCTGTTACATGAACGTCGCCGGCGGCCAAGATAGCCTCCTATTATTCGTAAAACACTGTTGCACTGATTGTCCCACTTACCACAATATACAGGCCAGAGTAAAACTTGCACGGTAGTGGATAAGGCTGGCCTGCAGTCACACTCATGGTGTCCAGAATTAATACCCCCGCCGTGTCGATTCCATCATAGACTGCAATGGACGCGCCAGTCGCACTGGACACTAGAACACCTCCGAGCATTCCCTGCGACTGCTTCACCACTACCGTAGCGGAGAAGTGCAGGTACTTATAGTGCTCCTGGACTGATTTGTTAGCCACGAAGCCTACTGTTTCGTGAACTCAAGCACGAAGGTGAATGCATAGGTTCCACTGGCATATCCCTGCGTGCCAACACATAAGTCGCCAGTAAAGCCTGACTCTTGATCATTGGTGAAGCCTCCGAACCAATCAAAGTCAGCTTTCCCTCTTCCCTCAATTGGGAAGATCATGACGTTAGGTATTGACTCCCAGTACAACCTAACACTAATGCCATCCTCGACTGAGTAGAACATATGGTCAAGGCGAAGCATTTTGGGCTTAGGCCGCAGCACTGATATGTCAGTGAATCGAGTTACTGCATAATCGGCAGTATCTAGGATTCCTACTAGATTATACACAACGTTACGTGAACCGTCGTGCTTGAGCGTAGCGACTACTGAATTAGCCATTATAGTCTCCTAAAGGGGCCTCTCGACCCCTTGTTGAGATTAAGTCGCCGGGACTTCCGCCCAAGAGATACTGCACAGGCCTACCATCGTGGTGGTCACGACAGTAAAGGCCAGAGCCGCTCCAGGCACCAAGCACAGCGCGCCGTTGATGTGATCGACTACGTTGTAAGCGTCCATGTTGGCGCCAGCCGTTACCCACAACGATCCAGCGAACCACCGCACAGCCACTGGTGCAACAGGCAGCGTGGCAGCATCCCAAGCGAATGCCACACTCTCCGCTGCAGTTCCCGAGCCATCAGCTTTTTGAATTCCAGAGCCGATGGCAGTCAGCGTGGCTGGAGCCGTGATATTGGGCTTTGCCAGGGCCAATCCCATGTTCTGGATAGCACCCGGCTGAGTGGTCCAAGCAAAGCCAGCATCAATGATGACAAACTTCTTCCCTGAACCAATCGGGTTGAACAGAATGCAGCCAGTCATCGCAGTGGTTACGGCAATTACTGATTTTGCCGAAACGTTGGCCGCGACATAAACTTGGCCGGCGAGGTTATAGTCAGCAACACTAAAGCTCATTTGAGATCTCCTTAACGCTCGATGACGTAGCGCATGTAGTCGAAAGTAGTCACGTTGCCCGCAGTGGCACCAGTTCTTGCCCCGATGAAGGGGGCGAGAGCTACACCGGTTGGGATAGTAGTTGCAGCTGCCCCACTCCACAAGAGGGCTTGTTGCCCATCTACGAAGCCGCGCAAACTAACCCCATCGTAGCCAATTCCCAGAATATGCCAGGTTGTGTTGGACAGAGCATACGCAGTTTGGGCTTGGGCAGCGGAACCAGAGTTAGCCTTATCCGCAAGCATTTTGGGGTAGGCACTTCCAGCCAGCGTACCAAAGGCCACCACGTTAGCTGCTGCCGTAGTCCAGAGATCTTCTGGATTCGTCGTTGCAGTTAGATCACTAAGGCCGAACTGGACATCAGTTTCAGCTGCAACACTAGTCTGCACTCGCACTTCCATAAAGAAGCGCTTCGTGGCAGTCAGCTGAATGGCTTTCGGCAGATAGGTAGCAACACCTTCGCTCGTACCATCCGAGGCAATTAGTGCGCCGCCCGTTGCACCAAGCGACCCAGCAGTGGTGCTTAGGACAAGCGTCGCACCAGTGTCGATAACTGCACTAGTCCAACCCCACGGAGTGTTCGCCGGCGGACCATTCGTGATTGCGGTAGAAACTACAAAAAGGGAAAAGTCATCGAAGAAGACATCAAACTCTGCTGATGGGATCATTCCCATCTTAGCCCTATACACATACCGAGGGTGCGTACCTTTATATGCGTGTACGATTGACTCGGTAAAGGCGACACCATTCTTACTCATTTAACCCTCCAACAGTTAAGTGAACCCACCCTCATGAACCAATTTGGATCACAAGGGTGGGAATTTTACAACTCACGGACCATTACTTCCAAAGATACCTCTCGGATCAGTACAACCAGGTGCAAAGGCCATGAAGCTTGCAGCCTTGGCATTCTTCGTATCAAAGTCATTGTCTTGCGTCAGGTCAGGCTTCACCCGCCAGAAGAACCGCATTCCCTTCTGGATGTTCGTCCTGATAAACCACGCGTGCGCCACGGTGAAGTAGTGGTTCATGAAAATCCCTTTCGGGAACGCATTCGTAGCTTTCAGCACGTTGATGTTGTTGTTGGCACTATCGGATTGCAACACTGACTTCAGAATCCTATTCGCGTTGTACCACTCCTGCCGCGCAATGTGAAGTGACTCAGGCATCACATTGATCAGGTTGCCACGATCATCAGTGGTTCCCATGATCTGAATGGTCAAGTCCTCCAGCGCAGCTTCAGAGAGGTCCGCAGCAGGTGACAGGGCATTCGACCAAGTACCGCCAGAAGTATTGACGTGTGCGGTACTGCACAGCGCAGCGCTGTCACCAGTAGTGAAGTACGTCGTTACAAAGGCGTTGTTGTAAAGGAATGCCGCGACAGTCTCGATCGTCTGCCGCATTGAGAAGGCATTGGCCCGGGCGCGATCAGTAGCCACCTGTTTGTAGAGGTTGTTGATCCTCTCCATGTAAGTGACAATATAACCAAGTCCATAGCCAATCGGGGTGTAGCGTGAAATGGGGCCTTGCAGCTCCGAGTCATACGACACACCCTGACCTTCCGGTTGAATCGGTGCCAGTCCGAAGGGAGTTACTTGCAAGTCCTCTTCATAAGCACGATCCGTGTCGAGCACATCGTAGAGGGCGGGGTATTCCTCAGGATGCTCATCATACACTTGCCCCCAAATCTCGTGGACACCAGGCCAAAGTAGCTTTGGATGGGTGCCGGTTGAAATAGGTCCAGCGGCCATTTCTCAGCTCCTTTGGGTTAAAGTCCGGCCACGCCAGCTTTGTAGCTGTGATTATTAATCAGCACAAGCCACTTAGCGTAGTGTCCAAACACGTTGTTAGGGATACGGGCAAGACCAAGAAGCTTGAGTTGTAGTGTAGCCGTTGTGGTTACACCAGTCTCAGCGATCTCACCCCCCGAGACGTAACCGTTGTTAGTCCCAAGGATCCAGTTAGCGTTGTTGCCAATATCAGTCGCCGCAAGGGCGGTGCTATCGTCGCTTTCCTGAGCTTGGAAAATCACATACGGATCGTCAATTACATAGGCGTAGTATCCACTCGTATGCGTGGAAGCAATTACAGTGGTGTTTAGGTTGCTCGGGTCAAGATACGGCCCGCCTTCCACAGTGCCTGCTCCCATGAACACACCAGTGATTACATTACCAGTGCCTGCAGATGCCAGTACAACTCCCGGCACCCCCAGTGCACTACCCGTGCCATTCAGAGTGACAGGGTCTCCCGCCGCGTAAGCGACACCGTCGCTCGCCGCGATGTAGTAAACCTTGCCCCTCGCAATCCAGTTTAGCCCCAGCAGATGCCCAACGGGTGTAAGGCCTGATGGAGCGTCCAGGTTAGCCATTTACGGCCTCCATGTTAGCGCTTCTTTTTCGCAAAGATCGTATTCTTGATAGCGGCGGGACTGTAGCGATGTGATTGATCTGCAGTTTCGCCTCCCGGACTGGCAACACGCCCTCCCAGGATTGCATCAATAGTCCGATCGGATTGAGATTCACGAAAGGCCTCAAGCTCTTTCCAGCGTTGCTCAGGGAGCTTCATCAGGTATAAGCCAACACTACGGCCCTGGTCGTCAGAGCCACCGTAGACACTTACCCGACTGCCCAAATCTTGGTTGCCACTATCCAGCACCGACCCAGCGATAGTTTTGAAGTTCATCACTTCCACCTCATCATCCATGACGAACTCCCAGCCCTGCCGCTGCGCTCGGGAAATACGACCGGGGCGATCAGCAAACCAGTAAATTTTAAATCCCTCAATCTCAGGCACCGAGAGTTGAAGTTCAGTCATCCCCATAGGGATGAAGTCAGCATCCTTCGCTC